ATGGAGATTCGTGCCTTCCGTACCAACACCAGTACCAACTATTTCAGGCGCTGCGTACCAACACAATTGCGCCCGCAAGACTACGTCTCACAGATCCACATTGCCATACGGTGCGGCCCGCCCGGGTTCTCTGCGGTCCAGTTGCACCGCGCCGTGTCGATTCCAAGCGGGCATTAGCGAAGGGCACCTTGCCTAAGTGTTTGCCTAACCTGGAAAAAATCTACTTTTGCTCCACGATGCATGCTGAATGCAAGCTGAACTGAACAAGCCCATGTTGCAGCGGCTGAGACCACAACATGTAGGAAGAGGCGATCCTCAACCACAACATCTTGGGAGTTTCAGTGGATAAGCCTGTGGATATCACCCAAATAGAAGGCATCCTTGGCGGCTTGCGAAGCCATCTTCCCATGGGAATAATTCGTCCACGGAAGGGCCATAGGCCCCATCCAAAAGAAAACACGGCCGTTTGCAGGTGACATATAAGAGAGGCTCGACCTCCACCTGCAACCGGCTTTTTTTTGCCCAAAGGAAGGGGATACCGTGGGTAAGAGGTACGCGCTGCTATTGGATGCGGGGTTCGTCAAGCGCAAGATCAAGCGAGATCTTGGCGGAGTGACGGCTTCGAACATTGAGCGGTTGGTCGCCTCTATTCGCAAGCATGAAGCTGTATCGGGATTTGAACTTCACCGCATCTACTACTACGACGCAGCTCCCTTGGGTCGATCAGTCGATCACCCGCTCACGGGAGAATCAATCGAGTACGGCAGTACAGATGTGTTCAACGAGAACGTAGCGCTGCTCAAAGAGGTAGCGAAGCTACCGCACTTTGCTCTCCGCAAAGGAGAGTGTACGCACGACGGCTGGAGCGCCCAGTTCAAAAAATTGAAGCGTTCAGCGGCGAGGTTCGATTCTGAAAACAGCACGCTGCAAGTTCGCCCAACCGACTTGAAGCCGGTGATACGTCAGAAGGGCGTCGACATGCGAATCGGCATGGATATCGCCGCCTTGACCCTGAAGAAGCATGTCGACGTGATCGCGATGGTTACGGCAGACAGCGATTTCGTGCCGGCTATGAAGTTTGCTAGACGCGAGGGCGCGCAGCTCCACCTCTTCACCCTCGCGCATGGCGTGAAGGAAGAGATGTCCGAGAATTGCGACCTTTTGATTCCGGCCAGTGCACGATCGTTGGTGGATCTGCTACCCGTTGATCCTTCGGCGACAACCCCACAGGCTTGCTGAAGAACCGCGTCCCGGCGACCGAACGTCGCCTGGTCCTGGCCCTACCCCATCCAGCCGAACGGCGGCTTCAAGTCGGCCTTGGCCAGCCGGTTGCCACGGACCTTCTCCTGCCAGGCCATGATGGTGGCCACATCCTCCCGCAGTCTGGCCTCGTGCCTGGCCACCCACAGCTCGGCCCCCACGCGGCCCTGCTCGTAGCTGCTGCACACGCGGAACGGACCACCCGGGCCATGCCGGTGCCGGTCCAGCGAGGCGATCCAGGTGCCGTCGTTCACCCGACGGATCATAGCCACCACCCACACGCTTTGGCAGGCGATCACGGTCAATGGGTCATCCGGGAGGCTGGCAGACCGGGTCGTCCAGCGAAAGTCAGGGGGGAGCGTCATGGCCGGAAGCATACGGCCGGTCGTCGCAAAGGCCGCGATCGCGTTGGCGACCTGCCTGAATGGTTCGGGGAACGAGCTGTTAAGCGCTGTACCGGCGATTTGACGAAATCGTCAATTTCCCCGAACTGCAGGGCCGAGCCTTGCTCGGCCGTCTCCGTAATCCGTCACTGCTTGCGCGGCTCAGGCTTGCAGCACCTGTCGCGCCCGGTCCAAGAAGTATTCGCGGACGGAAGGGTCATGGACCTTGTCAGCGGCGTGGAAGCTGGCATCTTCCAACCGGGCGTCGTTCGCGACCAGGCTTGCCAGGAACTCGTCAGCGATTTCGCGACTGTGGATTTCGAACTTTTCGATCATCTGCATGCTCCGTTGTTGGGAGCGCAGAACGTAGACCCAGCGGACTCGCGAGTCAACGAAAATTAGATCATTTCGCTATATTTTTCAATGACTTGTAACCCAACCATACCAACAGTGTTATGCGCGCAGGACGAGACCGTAACGTCGGCGCTGGAAGCTCTGCACGCCATGAGCACGATCGGCAGGGCTACCCTCCGGCCATGTGCGGCCGATTCGTCCAGCTCCCCGTGATCGACTTCGGCCAGCCGGGGCTGGCTGACCTTGCCCCCGGCCTGGCCGAGATCCAGCCCAGCTACAACCTGGCACCGACGCAGCGCGCCTCGGTGATCCTGGACCGGGGCGAAGGCCGGCAGGTAACCCGCTTGGCGTGGGGGCTGCTACCGTTTTGGGCCAAGGCCCAGGGCCTGCAGGGCTCGACCATCAACGCCCGAATCGAGACGGTGGCCACCAAGCCGGCGTTCCGATCGGCGTTCAAGAAGCGCCGGTGCGTGATCCCCATGGCCGGGTACTACGAGTGGTCGGTGAGCCCGATTGACGAGAAGAAGGATCCCTGGTTCATCCATGCCACCGGGCCGCTGCTGGCCGCTGGCCTGTGGGAGGACGCCAGCCCCCTGCTGCCCGAGGGCAACCTGGGCACCTTCACCATCATCACCGGCGACAGCAGCGGCGTCTCGGCCGACATTCACGACCGCATGCCGGTGTGGCTGCAGGCCGGCCAGATCGATGAGTGGTTGGCCGCAAGCCCCGCCGACGCCATGGCGATGCTCCTGGCCAGCGAGCCGCCGGCGATGGAGGCTTATCGGGTCAGCCGCGCGGTGAACACGCCGCGGAACAACCGCGAAGACCTGCTGCAGCAGGTCGCATAGGCGCGCCTTAACCTAACCCCAGCGCCATCTCGGTCCGGTGCAACCGGTCAGTAGTTCGTCACATCCACGGCCATCACGATCCCGACCACGGCCTGGTTTGGTGAGCCGCCAGTCCCGATTTTCGGGATGGTGATGGCGTTGCCGAACAGGCCGTGCTTCCCGCTAACGCCCTGCCCGTTGCCGATCCCCATCACCGTGAAGCTGTTCTGGAACGTGCTGGTCGCCGGCGCGCAGATCACCCCGGCGACCGTCTTGCCGGTGAAGTCAGGGAACCTGTCCTCTTCCATACCGCCATTGGGAAAGACGCCGCCTACACCGATGATCCGCATGGGCTTTGCACCCAGCGCGTACGTCAGCCGGCCGTTCGCATCCCACAATGCCAGATACTGCGCATCCTCGTTGGCGGGGCGATCGAACACGTAGGCCCAGCCCTGCAGGCGCGCGGGCGTATTCGTCCACAGCGTCAGCCGGAACTGATTAGGACCGATCTCCTGAAGCTGAGGGAAGAACGGATACGGGTCACCGATGAATGCCACCATCGGGGCCTCGGCATTGATTATCATCTCCGCATACTTCCAGTTGCCCCCCGGGTTGTTTCCTGGGTAGGTCACCGGCGAAACATCGATGCGTATTTTCTGCTTCAGCACCAGCGACGGGGTGTCCTCGCTAATCAGCGTGGTCCCAGCGTCGCTCAGAATCTCCACCGCTGCCTTTGCCATCATCGCACTCCGTAGTAGAACTTGACCGGCTTGATAGTGCCGACGAACTGACCGCTGCCATTTTTGTTCAGTGCCCAGTACACCCGGCCATTCGCGTAGCCGACCACGGGAACGTAGCCCAGCGAGTCGGAGGGAATGATGGGGATATAGAAGAACTCCCCTGGCGGCAGATTGGCAGCAAAGCCATTGCCGGGCGTTGCATCCGACCACGCCACGCCGCACAGCAGGCCCAACCGGCTGGCGAGGTCCCATAGCCGATTGCCGTTCTCATCGTTCACTTCCATCACAATCTGCATGCCGCCTCCTGTCGGTTGCGGAGGGCTGGGTTCCCAGCCCTTCTTGGTTGATCAAGGCACAACGCCCCATCGCATACGCAGGCGCCCGTTCTGGTCGTAAACACGCCAGTTTCCGTCGCTGTACTCAGTGCGCATACCGGCGCTTGGGGATGACACACGGAACATGTCAGCCAACACGTCGAAGGCAGATATCTCACCCGTTGCGGTGAGCTGGACACCGCCGACCTTCCTGTCCGCGCGCACAGCCACTCCCCACTGGGCCAATGCCTCACCCCCACCCGCAGACCATAGGGACGGCAAGGACGCGTCAGGTGGGCATTGCTCCAGCATGGGCTGCACGTACCACCCTGCGCAGTCTTGACCTGCAGGGGATTCCTTGGTCGTGGCGATTTGGAGCCAGACCGTACTAGCGTTTGCAGGTGCAGGACCTGTAAGGACGAACAATCGCTCATAGTCACTCAACGAGCCGTTAGCTCCGTACTTCCGGCTGGCAGACGAGGCAAACTCAGGTCCAATCAGGTTTCCGTTGGCATCCACGAAGAAGACGCTGATGTTCGACCTGCCCAGATACGAATTGCAGTAGACCGAGCCCATGTAGGACTTTCCGGGTTCTGCCGGGACCTGCTGAGCCGTTAGAACTTGGCTATTCACGGCTTGGCCACCGTTGGCGTAATGAACCATCGCCCTCATGCCTCGCGGAACTCGAGCGTCTTGAATGATTAGATTCGAGCGCTCCCAACTTCCAGTGGCCCAGCGCGTGAACCACGCTGGATCTAGTGATCCAGTCATCGTTGCAGTGCGCAGAAGATTGCCGCCACCTCCCAACGTCTTCACCCGAGCTTCCATCGTCTGTACGACAGATGCGTCAGCCTTTCCGCCAAGCGAAGTCTGTATGCCCGATATCTGCTGCGCCTGAGACGCCTGCGCCTGCCCCTGCTCTGTCACCTGGGTCTTCAGCTGATTGAAGCCGCTGGCCGATACATCCCCCACCTGTGTTTTCAGGCTCACCAGGTCCTGCGCAGTCGCATCCAGCGTGGTCCCCTGCTGGACCACCGTGGTCTGCAGCTGGTTGAACGCGGTGGCGTTCACGTCGCCAACCTGCGTCTTCAGGCTGGTCAAGTCCTGAGCCGTCGCCTCCAGTTTCTGGCCCTGTTGAGTGACCGTCGCGGTGAGCCCCTGGATTGCAGCGGAATTGGCATCTGCCTTGGCGTTCACCCCATCAACGCCGGTCTGCAGCTGGGTGATCTGCTGCGAGGTCGTCTCTATCTTGTCCTCGGCGGTCGTGACGCGCGTCGTTAGCTGCTGCAAGGCGGCGGTGTTGGCCGCAGTTCTTCCAGCCACGTCGGTCACATCGCTGCGTAAAGCGGTGATCAGCCCTGCCTGCGACGTGATCGTCTCGTCATGCTGGGTAACCTTGGTGCTGAGATCCGATATCGCCTGAGCGTTGTTGTTGCCCTGGTCAATGATCGCCGGCAGCGAGGCATTGATGGTCGTGATCGACTGAGCCAGCGCACCGGTTGTGGTCGCCGTGGCCTCCTCGAGCGATGTGACCGACGCAGCAGTAGCCAGCGCACCCTCCCCCGCGGGCATCCTGGCCTCCATGGTGCTGATGCGCCGCACCTGCGCGGCATCTGCCGCAACGCGGGCCTTCAGCTCCTCGTACGCCAGGCCAGAGGTCAACTGGAGCGGGTCCGAGCCGGTGTAGTTGCCTCGGATCTGCACCGCCAGCGTGTTGCGCTGGGCGGCCTCGGCAGCATCGGCCGAGATCCGGGCCTCCGTTTCGGCCTGAACCACCGCCACGGACGCCCCGGGCTGCGGGCGTCCGACAGCGACGTAGTCGATCAGGAAGTAGTTGGCCACCGATTGCTCGGTGCCCAGCTGCAGGCGAATAGCGTCGACCGTAGCCGGCCACCAGGCAATGTCCTGCACGTCCACGGTGGCCACCCCGCTGGCGTCCCACGCCGGCTCCGGGATGACGGCGCGCTTCTGCGTGCTCCATGCCTGATCCGTGGTCGTGATCCACTGTAGGGATCCGCCCCACGCCGGGCTGCCCACACGCTTCACGCGCAGCTTGACGAAGCGATAGGCGCTGCCGTCGACGGCCAAGGCCACCGGCGACTGCACCCAGGGCGCGGTGGCATGGTTGGCGGGCCGCAGCCAGCCATCCACGAGGGTGGGCGCGCCATTGCCCGTCCACCCTTCAATGGTCTGATTGAACGGCCAGAGCTTGATGCTGTCGAATTGCGTCCCGCTGCCGGCCGCGACCTCCGACACCGCGCGCGCCAACGATTCATCGGCGCTCTGCCGCAGCTGCTCCTCGCGGCTGATCGCCGCCTCGCGCGCCATCTTCTCGTTCAGGAGCGCATCAATCCGCGCCTGGGCCTCGGCACTGATCGCCTGCATGGCTTCAGTCACGCCCTGCTGCCGCAGCAGCGCCTCGGCGACCAAGTCCTGTGCGGCCTGCGCCAGGCCGGCGGCTCGAGCAGCCGCTTCGTCTGCGATCGCTTGGATGCGGGCACTGATCTCCGCCGCCAGCTTGGCCTGCTGTTCGGCCAGGTCCTTGGACGTAGTCGGCGGAACAACGCCCACTACGGTTCCGGTGCCTGTCTTGCCGCGTACGGTCGGGGTGATCTGGAACCACCACGTCTTGCCGCTGCCGTCGCTGTAGACGTACCGCGTCTCGGTGGTGCGGTGGATCTCCGTCCAAGGGCCGTCCTGGCTCTCGCTGCGCGAGATGACGTAGATCACGCCCTCCAGATCGACGGCGTCCCATTCGAGCACGACGCCGTCGGCTACCGGCGTGGGATTGACCCCGTTCGCCGGCGGCACGTCCGGCGCCTTGAAGGGCACCGGGAACCACGTGGAAAAGCGCGGCGCCACCGGAGACGCGGACGGCAGCCCGCCCACGCCGATTTCTACCAGCGTGAGTTTCCTTGCTTGCATTGCTGATTACCTCGCGTTGAGTGCTTCGCGCAGCGCTGAACTGCTGGCGTTGCGTACGCCCTGGGTAGTGGTAGACACGAGCTGGCGTAGCAGCTGGTTCTGTTCGGCGAGCAGAGCGTTGCTCTGCTGTATGGCGGCGGTGGTTTGCGTCTGAGCGTCGTTGTTCACGACCAGGTCGAACACGGCCCGGCTGAAGTTGTCCGGCAACGCCTCGATGGCGTCGGCCAGCGCGCCCATGCTGGTGCCGTCGTCGGTGTTCAGGTCGCCGACCTTCATTCCGTCGATGAGGCCGGTGACCCGGCCATACAGGCTGTTGTAGTCCTGCCCGCTGGCGTACAGGTTCCGACCAAAGCCCAGTGCGGCCTGAGCGGCCGCCTGTGCGGCGCTGGTGTCGCCACCGGACACCGCCCGCTCCAGCTCCTTCATCGCCTCGCCGAGCTTCTCCTGGTCCGTCAGCGGCGAAAGATCGCTGATCGACAGGCCGTACTGCATGGCCTTCTTGTCCTTGTCGATCTGCGCCTGCAGCTTGCCCATGTTGGTGGCACGCAGCGCCTCGATCTTGGCCAGGTCCTCCGCCCGAGCGCCAGACAAGCCGAGCGCCTTGGCGTAGTCGTTAGCCGACTTCACCTGCTGCCGATACGTGCGCTCGATCGACAGTGCCTGCGACTGGTACTGCGTCAGGTTGGCCGTCATCAGCTGAGTGCTCACGTCCGCCATGAGGCTGGCGTAGTTGCCGAGCAGCCCGGTCACCTTCTGCACCTGGGTGGCCAGGTCCGTGCCGGCAACGGCGGCCAGATCCTGGAAGTAGTCGACCGCCTTGTTGACCTTGTCAACCTCCAGGCCGTCCAGCGCCCGGCCCAACTCATCGGCGTTGCCAACGGCCAGCGCGATCGACGCACTGAGCGCGGTGAAGACGTCCGCCGATTCGAAGTAGCCGTCGAGTTGGCCACCGAACCCCGCCGCCTTGACCGCCTCGGTGTACAACCGATTGGTCATGTCGCTGAGGTATGCCTCCAGCTGCGCCTTGGCCTCAGTGGAGTCGGCCGACAACTGGAGCTTCCCCAGGTCCACCTTCACGCTGCCGAGCTTCTGGGTCAGATCCACACCCAGCTGCTTGGCCAGATCGGTTGCAGCACCCCGGACCTGGCGCGCGGCCATATCGAACGTGCGATCGATGCCGGGGTCCAGCGCGCCGAACTGCGTCCACTTCTTGTCGCTGCGGAACAGACCGCCCTTGGCCTTGATATCGGCATAGCTCTGACCATCGAATCCGCCGAAGCCATAGCTACCCGTGATGCCCTGCCCGGTGACCTTGGGAGCCTGCCGACCGAACAGCTTCGCGTGGATGCTGGAGCCGGACAGGATCGACGCGACTTTGTCGTTGAAGCCCAAGGCGCGGAACCCCTTGTCGGCCAAGCCGACAGCCCCGGCGGTGGCGATTTTGCCGGCCCAGCTCTCACCATTGGCGATGTTCCAGCCCTGGTCGAACAACTGGGCGTTCTTCATCATGCCGGCGACGATCCAGCCGATGATGGGGACCGCCGCCGCTGCCGAGCCAGCAGCGCCTGCGCCCGCCGCACCTGCGCCGGCTCCTGCACTGCCACCACCGATCAACCCGGAGAAGCTGGAACCGGTCATCCCGGCCATGCTGGTCACGTCGCCGAAGCCTGTCAGGGTTCCCGCTGCGGCCCCGGCGGAACGGCCGAACCCGAACAGGCCCTGGCCCTTGGAAAGCAGCCCGGCCACCGTGCTCACGTTCTGGCCGCCGGCCGCAGAGCCATTGCCGCCGAACAACCCCATCAGACTCTGCAGGTTCAAGCCACCGCCCTGCCCGTTCGTCCCGTTGAGGATCTGCGTCTGGATCGGGATCACCAGCTTCTGCTGCAGGAACTCGCGGGCGAGATCGCGCAGGCCGCGCTTGGCGGCATCCTTCAGGTCGTCCCACAGGTTGTCGAAGTCCCGCATGCCCCCGGCAACGAAGTCGGCCATGGCGTCGGCGGCATCGCCCACGCCGTTGATGACAACGCCGGCCCACGCCTCAACGTTGGCAGCAGCCTCCTCCGCACGCAGCGACAGGTCGGCCGATGCTCGGGCGGCGTCCAGCATGGCCTTCTCGTACTGCTCGTAGCTCGCTGCCCCCTTGGACAGCGCCAGGGCCTCCTTGCCGCCAGCGGCCTCTACCGCCTTCTGCAGCTCCTGCCGCATGTCCCGCTCGTTCATCATTTCGCGCCGGGACAGCTCGCGTGCACGGCCGACCTTGCCGAGCATGGCGACCTCGGCATCCATGGTCGCAAGGAGCGCCTCGGGGCTGGCCAGCGCCTTCTTGATCTCCGCGCTGGACTGTTCCAACGCCTTCTGCGACTCCAGGACCAGCGTGTTGTACGCGGCCCGCTCAATGCGCCCTTCCTTCAGCGCTTCCTTCAGTTTGTCCTCGAGCTGTTTCTGCCGCTCAGTGGCCTCGGCCAGCGGCCCGGCCATCGTTGCCGCAGCCATTGCAGCCTGCTCGTTGTAGCGCTTGATCGCTTCCGCGTCTGCCTTGCGATCCTTGGCGCCTGCGCGCTCAGCGGCTGCCGACGCCTTGCGCGACTCCGTGAAGTTCTTCTGCGCAGCGGCCAGCTCCGTCTGGAGCCGGATGTACTGTGCGCCCTGCTCGATGTACTGCTTGACCTTGGGGTCATCGCGCTTGGAGAAGTCGACGCCGCTGGCTTGGGCCTCCTTGAACCAGTCATTCACGTCCAGCTTTGCGACTTCGGCCGCACTCTTACCGACGCGCGCGAGCTGACCCGGCAGCGACTGCATCGCCGATGCGATGCGCTTGCCTGCGGCGCCTGCCGAGTCGCCCAATACGTTGAAGGAGCCAGACAGGGCATCCGTCGCGCTCTTGGCCTGGGTGGTGGCGGCATTCAACGATTCAAGAACATTGCCCTGACGCTCAGTTTCACGTGCGAGCGTTGCGACGCTTGCGGTCTGTTCCACCATGCGACCGCGGAACCTTTCCGCGCCGGTCGCACCCTCGAGCACTTTGGCATTCGCCTGTTCAAGTCGTGCGCTGAACTCGTCAGCGCTGAGCTTGCCTGCCTTGAGTTCGTCGGCCAGACGCCGGATCGAAGCCGCGTATGCGTCCGAGTAGGAGTTCGTGATACTCCTCTGAGACTCCAGCGCCATGTCACGGATGGTTGCCGTGATCTCCTTGTAACCATCACCGATTTCCTTCTGCAGTCGCAGGATCTCGCCAGCCTGCTGCTGCCGGTTCAACTCCCGAAATTTCTCAATCGCCACATCGGCGGCGCCACCGAAGTCAATCAGCGCAGCTGATGCGGTGTTAGTGTTGTCTCGGAAGAGCAGCCAGCCGGCTGCTGCCGTAGCCAGCATCGTGACGATGCCCGCAGGGCCGCCCAGCACCGACAACGTGGCCGAGCCCGCGCGCGCCAGCCACCCGGCATTCGCCGCAGCGGCCTGAGTCTGAGCTTGCGCGAGCAGCAACGTCGCCTGCCTATGCTCCAGCGTCGCGGCTGCAGCCTTGGCACTTACCGAAACGCTTCCGCCGATCACCTGCATCCGGCGGGCTTCGGCCTGAGCATCCAGCATTGCCGCTCGCGTACGCAGCTCCAACTGCTGAGCGGCTGCCAGACTTTGCGCAGCTGCAGCGCGATCTGCAGCGACCGCGGCGTTTGCCGCCGCCACCCGCGACAGAAGCGCCTTCACCAATGGGCCGGAGGCCACTGAGGCGCTGGCAACGGCGACCGTCTGAAGATTGCTACCCAGCAGGCCAATGCCAGCTGCAAGTGCCTGGGAGGCGCCAGTCGCATCATCCGCGCGCCCGATCATCTCCGAAAGATTGGTGTTGAGCAGGGTCAGTGACTGGCCAACCGTCGCGTCCATCTTGCCGAACGCGTCGTCAACCGCACTGGCCTGGCGCTGGAGAGCGTTGATTACCTGGTCAGCGCTCAACTTTCCGGCTTGCCCAAGTTCGCGCAGCTTGCCCATCGGGACATTCAGCCCCTTAGCAATCTCTTGCGCGAGCGCCGGAGCGCCTTCCAGCACTGAATTCAGTTCCTCACCCCGCAGTGCGCCAGATGCGAACGCCTGCCCCAACTGAATCAGCGCGCCCTCGGCCGCTGCCGCGCTGCTGCCACTGATCACCATCGTTTTGCTGATGGTCTCGACGACTCGCGCAAGACCCGCGCCGGAAAGCCCCAGTGCGTCCTGATTCATTGCGATGCGCTGATACAGCTCGGCGGTCGCACCGAGCGGCTGCCGCGTAGCCTTGGCGATTTGCACAACGTCTTGCTGGGCTGCGACGAACGCCGCTTGGTCTTTGGTGACGAGACGAAGCCGGTTGTTCAGGTTGGTCCACTCATCGGCCTTCCCAATTACGGCTTTCACCGCCGCCAAGGCCGAGGTCATCCCAACAGCTTCGAAGGCCACGCGGCGGAATCCAGCAGACACCTCATCCGCGCCACGACGCGAAGCATCCGACATTGATGCCTGGATTGTCTCCATGTCGCGCTTTACAACACGCGCGGCCTTCCCGCTGTCTCTCTCGAACGAACCCGACTTCAGCAACAGGTCTACGGTAAGGGTGTAAAGGCTCATGCCGTCATCCACAAAAAAAGCCCGCACATGGCGGGCCGAGATGGGTACAAAAAAACCGCCCCATTGGGCGGCTTCTGTTGACGATCGCTCAGTCGGAGGACGATCTTCGGATCACTTCGTCGTTGATCACCAGCTCCTTCAGGAAGTGGCCATCCAACGACATGGTGCATCGCGCGGTGGAGTCGACGTTTGCGCCGAAACCGTTCATCAGCGTCAGCCCCTCACCATGCTCCCACTGGACGATGATTTGACCGCTGGCGCTGCGGACCGAGGCCGGTTGCGGGATCTTCGCCGAGGATGGGTTCTTGGCCGACTCTTTGACCCATTGCTGGCAATTCTTGCTCGCCTCGCGGTAGGCGCGTTGCTCTGGCGACGTGCCACCACAGGAGGCAAGGAGCATCCCCGAGGCCAGCACGACGGCAGCCGCTGTCAAAGCCATTGGATTTCTCATTGCGATCCCCGTGTCAGTCTTCCACGCCGATTCTCGCACTCTCTTAGGGCCTCAACAAACAGCTACGCCGGAACCTCTTCGAATTCCATGTATCCGGTGAAATACTGCCGGCTGATGTTCTCCGCCGACGGCAGCTGTGTCGGGTAACCGTAGAGCGCCGACCGCGCCGCCAGCAGCGGGTCGAACGCCTTGCTGACCATGTCCCGGTACTGCGGCACAACGCAAGAGCGCCGGCGTCCCGCGATCGCAGCCGCCACCGTCTCCCAATCGGTCCCGCCCAGCCCACCGCCGCGCACGGCAGCTGTCGCCCGGCCGGACAAGGTGCAGGTGAGCCGGCGGTACAGAGGCCCGGGAACCGTATTGACCTGACCGCCCTTGGTGCGGGTGTGCACGCTGGTGTCGATTGTGGCCACCGCCCAACCGTCGCTGATACCCATCTCGACTGCCCGGAAGATCGCGATCTCGCCCACATCCACGTTGGTCGCGGTGGTGGCGATCTCCACGGACACCACCGAGACCAGGGCGCTGGCCTGCGGGAACAGCCAAGCGCAGACGCTGCCGTCAGGCAGACGCACGGTGGTCCCGGTAGCGCCGGCGGCGCTCACCTGCACGCCGGGCGGAATGTTCAGGCCGAGAATCGCGATGATCCCCGGCACAACAGCTTCGGCCAGGGTGACCGTGATCGCCAGCGAGCCAGTCCGCCGGATCCGCGAGGCCCTGCCAGGCTTTCCGTCGAAGAGCGCCGATCCTTGGTCCGCACTGAGCCACGTGCCACCGGTGAGGGTGACCGTCGTGACTTCGGGCATTCCATATCCAACGAGCATGAATTAACCTCCGTTCACAATTTCGGATAGTCAGGGATAGCTATGGACAGCAACATGGACAGCTACAAGGTCGGACCAATCAGATTGATCGACCGCCAAGGCAACAATTGCCTCGATCCGCTGGCAGACTCCTGTAACGCCATCCCGGTGATGGATGTTTATCTCACCTCACCCGATGGCTCTATCGCGAATCGCAAGCCGTATGTTGCACTTGTGGACACTGGCGCAGACACCTGCATTGCACCTGCCAGCATTCTTGATTCAGTAGGGGCTACGCGTGGAAGGCCCATGCAGCAAACAACGGCAAGCGGCTCATCTGTCGTCTATCTTGCCGAGACGGTCATGTTCTTTCCCAGCATGCGCCTGAACTTCACGACTGATTTCACTGCGGTTTCCGACATCGGAAGTACTGCCTATCAGTTGATTATTGGGCGAACCTTCCTGCAGCACGGCCTGCTGATCATGGACTACCCCAACAGAATCTTTGAGTGGCGGCTTCCTTAGCTCATCGACGTGCTGACCACCGGAATAGAGGCATTGGGTTTCACGCGAAACTCGAGTGACTATATGAAGAACTGCCATCGCTAATCATCCCCACACCGTCAGCACCACGTCCCCCGTGGCAGGATTGCGCTCTACACGGCGCACCAGCACCGGCTTGCCGTCGTCGAGACCGTAACGTCGGTAGGTGATCCGGCCGATCTGCCCCGGCAGCGGCGCCAAGTCCTGATCACCACGCACCGCCAGCTGGTAGAAGTGGCGCTGCACCCGGTACAGGCCCAGGACGCGATCAATCTCCTGTTGCGCGTCGGCCGCATGCCAGAACAACGAGATCACCGGGTCAGCCGCCTCTGCCCGCTGGTAGTGGGCGTGCAGCGGACCAGCGCCATACACCTGCCCCCGGTAAAGGCCGGTCAGTTCGTCGCGCCTGGACTGCGGCACGTCGACAACGTCGGTGACCAGGTCTGACGCGCCCAGCGCTTGGCCGTTGGGTCGGTAGGCCATGCGTCGAGTCAGGTTCGGAGCATCATCGGGCACCATGACCAGGTCGGCGGCCAGATCATCCTCCGACAGATCGAAGGCGAACGCGCCGGCATGATCCTCGGGCGCGGTCACGCGGACGAAGCGCAGCACCCCAGATGGATCCTGATAGCAGCCGGCGCCGTAGCTGGGTAGTAGCGCATTCAGCGCAGCGCGGCCGGTCATGGCTGTTCCTGCGTAGTAGCCGATGCCCATATACCCCGTGGCGTGGTCGATATCCGCACAGTCGCTGGCCGACCACGCCGCTCGGCCCAACCGGGCCATCACATCACCCACCGCCTGTTCCAACCGCGCCGGCATCATGCTCGGTCCGATGCTCGATGCGTCCACGACAACCGGCGTCACAGGGGGTGACTTCAAGAGCAGCTGCTGCCCATCCGGCGCTTGGCTGTAGGTTCCTGCCTCCATCAGGTCGCCGCGGTCCATCACGGCATCCACGTAGACCCGTCCGTCAGCAACAAACATCGAGGTCGCATCCGAGTTGGCGCCCATTGCCGGGACGCTGGCCACTGCCCCGATCACTACCGGCTGCGGCTTCCAGGCCAGCGAAGGGACGTTCGGCAGGAACACGCCCCGGTTGATGGTTTCGTCCAGGTAGTCGTGCGCGTCACGCAGGTGCAGCGTCTTGGTGCCGTCGTCGTTGATCTCGATCTGCTCGATCGCGCAACGGAAGGCCGGGACCGCGTCGGCCCGCATCCCGTTTTCGGGCGCAAGCAGGATCTGCACCGAGCTGCCAGAGGCACCAGTGCCCGCCATCCCGTCCAGCAAACCTTCCGCATCGACCACGACGCACTCGGCGGCCGCGGCCTGGGACACCGGGTCACCGCCCCACGGCCAGAACGCCAGCTCCTGGATCAGGTTGACGCCCTCGGCCACCAATCCCTCGTAGCGAACGTTCGCCGGGCTATCGCCGGGCGCAGACAGCCAGTCCACGTCGGCCAAGCGCGTGGTGCTGGCGGTAGAGCTGGGGAGCCGCCAACCGGCTGCAGCCGCTTCGCTTCGCGGCCCCCACTGCCCTGCGTTGACCGCAAGGCACAGCCCACCGGCCTTGGTGGCGGCAAGCGACGCGGCGAAGAACAGCGGCCCGGACAGCTGCAGCTCGCGCACCAGGATCTGCGCGCCGTTGAGGTAGAGCCGCAGCTGGCGAGGGATCGAGAACACGACCTGCAGCCCGACAATGTCGCCGTGGGTCACCGCCGGCAGGCCAGTGGCGATCGCGCCTCCAGCTTGCAGCAGGCGCCCGGCGGCGAGGTCCCAGCCGATGCTGGCGAGATCCGCACCCAGCGCCTTATTCAGCGCTGCGTGGCCGGTGGCGAAGCCTACTAGGGCTGCAAGGGCGTCATCGCCCCACACCGCAAACTCCACGCCAACCGTCCCGGCATCAAGGCCGAAGTCGGAGCGCGCGTGGCTGACCAACGTGGTGGCGCCGGTGGTGGCCAGGGTAAGCCCGCCATCTCGCGCAGCGAGTAACGGACCAATGGGCGTGGCGGCGAACCGCCCGAAAGTGTCGGTCATGGTCATCCCAGTCCATCGAACCAGTCCTGCGCCTCGTCCTCATCGGACCGTGGCACGAGAGCGTCGAGGTAGTGCTGAAAGGAGCGCTTTGTCCCGCCCTGGCTGTGCGAGGCGGCTATATACGCGGCGAAGGCAGCGGGCTTGATGTACAGGCTCACAGGGTCGATGGGGTTCCGCTTGTGGAACTCCCACCATTCCAAGAACTCCCGGCGCGACATGCTCGCCTGCAGCTCCGCCACCGTGCGATGCAGGTGGCCGGCCAGGACCTTCCAGAACCAGTCCTCGCCGCGCTGCCTTAGCCGTTTCCCGCGTCGGCCTGTGCTTGGGCAGCGTCGTCACCGAAACCGGAGTGCTTCATGGCCACGCGCTGCAGCTCTGCGGCCACCAGCGGCTTCAGCTGGGCGGCCTGCGTCACGTTCATGACCGGTTTGCCGTCCTCATCGCAAATGGTTGCCGCGATCAGCTTGGCGCGGTCGCCTTCACCCCACAGCCTGCGGAACTCCGCATCCGGCAGCTCGCGGACATGGAACTGCGCCTTGGCTCCGTTGGGCAGGGTGATCGTGTCGGCGTGCACGTCCTTGGACGCGAACATGCCCAGGTTGGTGAAGGACTGCAGGACGCTCAGGGGCTGCTGCGGCTGGGTTTGGGGGGTCTCGTTGGTCTTGCTCATTGGCCGTTTCCTCGAATGGCGACAGAGCGCGCGGGCCGCGCACGGCTAACACGCGGAGGATCCGCGCGCCCTGTCAGAGAGATGGCCCGCCGGAGCGGGCCTGCGTGGGTGCCGTTGCCGTAGCCTTACGGCGTCGGGCGGTGCGTGGTGACGGCGCCGGAGCCGCGGATGGTGATCGTCGCCTTCCAGACGTCGTTGTCCTGGCTGGTCACCGCGAAGTTCTGCACGAAGCCGTCGAACTGCTTGGACAGCACGTCAGTGGGCGGGGTGATCTTCCCGGCGATTGCGGTCGGCTTCGCCGCTCCTTCGGTTTCCGACTTCGGCGCGGTCACCAGCCAGTTCACGACGGCGCCGGTCTCGTGCAGTTCTTCCAGCTTCTCGTGGTCGACGCTGTCGTAGATGATCTCGATGCTGGTGCTGCCGGTCTGCTTGCGGCCAGCGACGAACTGGTCCCAGTCGTCGTCGTAGTCGGAGATATCGATCTCCGACGCCTGGCCATCAGGGAAGCCAACCGAGCGCAGGCGGGTCACCTTGATGACCTCGGCCGCGGCGATGGCGACGAACAACTGGGAGTGCTTCGACTTGATTACCTGTCCCATAAGGGTTTCCTTGCGTTGCGCCCGTCGCCGGGCATGAAAAAGGCCCCTTGCGGGGCCGGTGGGTTGCCGTTGTGTGGTTCAGCGCAGTTGCAGGAGCCTGGCGTCGAAGGAGATGCCAAAGGCGTCCGTGCCGTCGCTGTCAGGCGTCGGGTTGTAAGACTCGATGCTGCCCACGCGCTCGATCGCGTCGCGGATGGCGACGGCCGCGCCGTTGGCCTGTGTCAGGGCTTCGCCCCACACGGTCAATCGGACTCGCCAGCCGTCGGCCGGCGGCGCCTCGGACAGCATCGCAGTGGGCGAGCCGACGACCACCTCCCACGTCGCGTAGGGCAGTGCTGCATCCTGTGGCGCGGTTCCCGGCCACAATCGGATCGGGTCGCCCAGCATGTGCCGAACCGCTGCATCACCCTGCAGCAGGGACTGGATCAGGGGAACCATCATCGCCAGCCATCCTTCTTCAGCTGCTTGTCCAGCGCCGCCCAGGTTTCATTGATGATCACCTGCGCCGCCTCCGGCCCCTTGGCCTCGCCTGCCGGCGTGAGGAACGGCTCGGCTCTCATCTTCCTGGTGCCGAATTCCTTGAAGCGCCAGTAATAGGCCCAGCCCGCCTCCTCATAGACCTTCCCGACGCGGCCGCGACGCCGGTTGCGCTTGGTGTTGGCATACTTGCGGCGGCGACCGGTCTTAACCCCAACCGTGAAGTACTCGCCGCCTTGGCCTACGCCTGCACGCTGCCGGCTTTTGGTGTTGGCCCGGCGGGTGACGATCTGCGAGGCCATGAACCCCGATGCTCTCGGAGCCCGCCGCCGGGCGTCGTCGCGGATGACGTTGCCGCCCTTGCGCATACCGGCTTGCACGGCTCGCCCTTGAATCGCCTTGGGTGCCTGCCGCAGCGAACGCAGGAGGCCGTCCAGGCCGTCGATCTTCACCTGCTCAGCCATCGGACACCCCAGCATCGACCATCAGCGTGATATGCCCGCGCGCCGTCGCATCCGGCAGCACCGCACGAATCGCATACACCTGCCCGTCGAACACCACGCGCATGGTCCGCACTACCCCGGGCAGGTAAGGGATCTCGATGCGTGCAGTCACCTCTCCATGCTCGGCCGAGGCCGCAGTGAACTCCCGACCCGAGAGCGGAACCACCTCTGCCGGCACGTCAGCCCGCCATCTACGCCATTGCTTCACGTCTCCGCCGAGCGGATCACGCACCGGGCCGTAATCCTGCAGCTCGATGCGATGCCGGTACTTGCCCGCCCGCCTCATGGCAGCACCCGCCGGTAGGGGAACATCAGCCTGTCCAGGGTCGGGTTCTCGGCCAACTGCGAGCCAGCCACCACCGCCTCGCGGTTGGCGTACAGGTCGCCCAGTAACAGCAACACGGCCGCGCGCAGCGGCCCCGGAAGCGGGCCAGGTGTCGTCGTGAACTTCACCGGATAGGCGCCTGGCTCGCTGTCGAGCGTGGCTGGCTCAATAGGCAGCGGAGAGCGGCCCTCGCCGACCGGGGTCCACTCATAGGTCGCTGCTGCCAACGCATACCCCGTGGTGCGCTCTACCGACTCACGCGCGGCGGTGATGAAGGCGCCGATCAGCGCGTCGTCGGCATCGTGGATAACTACCAGGTGCGCCTTCGCTTCGCTCAGCGACACGGGTTCCTCTGCCGCCGGGGTCAACGTGCGCAGCATGGGTCATTCCTCTGGCGTGGCCGACTTGATGGCGTTGGGATGGGGGTCGATCAGCCCGCCAAGGCGAAGCGCCTCAACGTGTGCCGCGTTGACCTGGATCACCTGGCCAACCTTCCCCAGGTGGTTGTCACTGAGCACCAGCGCCGGCACGGTTTCACCATCCGGCGGAGCCAGTTCTTCATCCGGTGGCGGCACGTCATTGTCCGTCGCCACGGTTTCGGGCGTCTGGCTGTCTCCGTCCTCATCCGACGCCGGCTCACCGACGGCGGCTGCCGCGGCAGCGTCGGGACTTTCGGCGTTCGCTTGCTCGCGCTGGCCAGCCGCTGCGTCCACTACTGCAGTGGGCGCTTCCTGCGCACCGAGCGGAACGCCGGGCGCAGGCGGTGGGGTGTTCTTCTGCTTTGCCATGATCGTCTCCAAGGGACGCCCGCACTGGGGCGTCCCTCCGTTCGTGGGCCGAGGCGATTAAGCCGCAGCGCCGTGCTTGAAGGTCTTCACCGCGCCGCCCACGTCGACCAGGTTGCCGCCAGAGCGCATCCAGGCCATGAAGCCCACCTGGCCCTTCTTCACGTAGGCCGAGTCGTTGAAGCGGAACAGGGTCACGGCCATCACGTCGCGGATCTTGTAGTAGCTGAAGTCGCCGAACGCGATCGACGTGGCGCCTGCGGCCGGGACCGGGGCGTGCTGGTTGATCTGGATATCGCGATTCAGCAGACGATCCGGCGCACCGCCCGGATTGCCCTGCTCGTAGCCCGGCACGAAGATCGGCCGGCCCTGGTCGTCCTTCACCTTGCGGATCAGCTTCAGCATGTCGTCGTGGAACATCCACTTGGCCAGCTGGCGATACGCCGGATCGACGCTGTGCTCCAGGTCGACCAGGTCGTCGTAGGTGATGATCGGCAGCGCCGAGACAGCGCCGATCTTGCCCACCGTCGCGGCAGTAAAGGCGCCCATCGGCTGGCCGACGCCGGTGCCGACGGAGTAGTGGCGGTTGGTGACGCGGCCCAGGCGGGTCTGCAGGCGCTTCTCGATGAAGCCTGCGATATCAGCGGTGCTGTCCTGCAGTAGCTCCCACGGCACCGTGACCACCTTGGAGCTGTACTTGTACACCTGCAGGCCCTTGGTGCCGAAGGCCACGTCCTGGTCGGCTGCCGCCTGATTCTCGGCGACCAGCTCGCCCTCTTCGGACGTGCCATCGCTCGTCGGATACTGCATCGGCTCGCCGCCGGCGGTGCGGAACACGTCGGCGACCTGGCGCATGCCGCCGAACGCCTTCAGGGCATCCAGGATCTGCTCGGCCAGCGTGGTCGGAACGGTGTAGCCGCCCTGCTCCGGATTGACGGCCGGGTTACCCGACATGGCCGCGTTGACCTGCTTCCAGTCCTCGGCGCTCAGGGCGCTGTCACCGCCACGCGCCCAGCGGTCGAACAGGCGCTCCTCGTTGGACAGCTCCCGGCCGCCGCGGTTGGCGGTGTCGTGTTCACGCACGCCCTGCTCGCGCAGTGCCTCGTCGGCCGTCAGGTCCATGACCTTCTGATGACGCTCGATCGCCGCGTCGATGCGCTCGATCTCGGCGATGTTGTTGTCGTACTTGGCCTGGTTCTCCGGCGTCCACTTGTTGCCGTCACCGGTGCTGGTGTCCAGCAGGTTGCGGGTTTCCTTTGCCAGCGCGGTGCGGCGCTCCCGCTCGGCCTGAATGTTGAAGGGCATTGGTGATTTCCTCGTGTCGAAAAAAAACCGCCTTTCGGCGGTCGGGATGAACTGCGGGCGGGAGTCGCTTACGCAGGGGTCTTTTCCAGAAGCGCAGTCTTGCGCTCCAGGTTGGCCAAGTGAGCAACGATGGCGCTATCGTCCTCGGCACTGCTGCCCGGAGCAGCCAGCGCAGCCGGCGCGTTGTCATAAGCGGAGAGATCCCAGGTGTTGGATGCCTTCTTCTTGCCCACGATCTCCACCACCTCGTCTGCGAAGCCGTGTTCCTTGGCTTCGTCGGCCGTGAACCAGGTCTCTTCGTCCATCCACTGAACGATCTGCGCCTCATCCTTCCCGGTGCGCCGGGTGTAGTCGCCGGCCAGGCCAGCATCGATCTTGGCAAGCAGCTCACCGGTCTTGGTCATGTCTGCCTTGTTGCCAACGGTGATGGTCCATGCGTTGTGGATCATGAACGCACCGCCTTGACTGATCTCGACCTTGTCGCACGCCATGCAGACGCCGGTCATAGCCGAGGCAGCCAAGCCATCGATGTGGGCGATGACAGTTGCCTTGTGCTGAGCGATGGCCGTCATCATCGATCGGGCCGCAAACACGTCACCGCCGGGCGAGTCGATGCGCAGGTGGATCACGTCCGCCTCGATGCCGGCCATGGTCTGGGCAAACATCGTCTCGTCAATATCGCCCCACCACCCGCCGATGACGCCGTGCAGGTAGATCGTGGCCTCCTTGCCTTCGGTCTCCGCCCGGATGGGCTTGGACTGGCCGGCGTTGTTCTTGGCCAGCTGCAGCAGCTTAGGAATCGGCATCTTCGGGGTTCCTTTCAGGGTCGTCGCCGCCCGGCTTGGCCGGTGGCGCGGGGTCTGTCGGTTGGTAGAGCTTGTCGCCGCCCTCAATGGGAGGCAGGTTCTTGAGGCGGCGGACCTCGTTCACGACCATCCAGCCTTGCGTGCCGGGGCCACCCAATGCCTTGCTGAAGTACTCGGCCTGCGTCTTCGAGTCGCCGGCCATGAACATGTCCACGTTGTGCTCAACGAAGTAGCGCGGCGTGCGGAACAGCTTGCGGTTCAACTCGTCCTTGATCCGCTTCAGGTGCGGGCCCAGCGTGTACTTCACGAAGCCGATGCCCATGCTCTCGATGCCACTGCCCCAGCTGGTCGCCTTGGTGGTTTCACCAATCATGTGGGGCGGCACACCGAAGGCGCGGGCCACATCGATCACCTGCCACTGTCGAGACTCCAGCAGCTGCTGGTCGACCGCCGACATAGTCAGCTCGTGAACCTCCAGCCCCTCGGTCAGGACCAAGGGGATCCGACGGTTGCCCTGCACCCCGCCGTACTTCTTGACCCAGGCGTCGCGGAAATCATCCTGCTGGGCGGTGGTCATCTTGTTCGGCGTACGGATGGCCACTTCGGGTTTGCCGCCCTCACTGAAGAACTTGCCCGCGTGCTCGTCACCTTGGATAGCGATGCCGATGCCGTTCCGCGCGCCCCACTGGATCACCGACATGCCGTGCACGCCGTTGAAACCGAAGCCGGGGAAATGGAGCACGTCGTCCTGGTCGACGGTGAAATACCCGTCCGCATCGTGGAACGTGTACTGCAGGCGTGTCGGCTGTCGTGGGCTGGTTTTCTCCTGCTTGAGGATCATCACCCTATCGCGTGGCCAGGGGATCAACCCGGTCGCCACCCCGGCACGGTTGCGCGTCAGGTACACCACGCCATCACCGCGCAGCAGCATCTGGCCGACGATGAACTCCCAGCCGGTGGCGCTCGACCAGACGGAGGAGAACTGCTCGTTCAGCAGCCACCAGTAGTCATGCTCCGCTCGCTTGCGATGGCCGTCCACCCGCTCGAACACAGGCAGCGGCAGCTGGGCGATCGCGCCGGCCAGCAGCGAAACGGCAGCGAACACCGCCGAAACCCGCATCGCCGATTCCGGGCTGACCACGGCTCCGGAGGCCGTCGTCGGGTTCCCGAATACCTCGAACATGCCCATGCCGGAGGACTGGATCACCTCGCCGTCGACCAGGTTGCTGATCGTCGGCTCGATACGGTCGCGGGCATCGGCCCGCCGGTTCTTCTCGAATAGTCCGAACATCAGTCGATCACCACGAAGCCTTGTTGGGTTGTGCCGGTGTCCCGCGCCTGCATGGCGCGGCCCATGGCCATGATTAGCGCCACCGCGCCGTCGATCTTGCTTTCCATCTTTTCCTTGCGGGGATAGACGTGTTCCTTGGCATCCACGCGCGCCACTACGTTGCCCATCATCCAGGTCATGGCCGCGTTGCCGTCGTGCCACAGGCGCCGCGACAGGATGAGCGCCTCCACTTCTTTCATGGGCTCGGAGAGGTTGCGCACCGACTGCGCCATCTCCACAGTCGGCAGCCCTTCCTGTTCAAGGCGCGTCATCAGGTACGCCGCTTGGGCCGGGTCAAAGGCAATGTCCCGCACGTCGACGCCCTGTGCCGCAAGCTCTTTAAGCTCCTCTTCGATGAACGCGTAGTCCGTCATGTTCCCCGGCGTGGACACGATCAGTTCGTCCAGCAGGAACAGCTGGTACTTCTCGTTTTCCTCCACGGCCGACTCCGGCACGTAGAACCGGGGAATGACGTAGTAGCTATCGCCCTTCTCGAACAGCAGCACCACGGCAGCCACGTCCAGCTTGGATGCCAGATCGACGCCGACCCAGCACGGACAGCCCGCAAAGTCGGACACCTCAAACCGTCGCTTCTGCCGCTGCCAGGCCAGCATGTTCATCCATGCCAGCTTGGCGCCGACCCAGTCGTTCAGGTGCTTGGTACGGAACGCGCTTTGCTTGCTGGCCGACCGCTTTGCCTTGGCGAGCTGGTCGAGCAGGAACTGCTCGAACACGGAAACGCCGTAGTTCGGGTTGGCCTTGCGCAGGCTCGCCGGATCGTCCCAGCGGTCGCCCTCGTCTATGCAGTAAATCGCCGCGAACACCGTCTCATCGGTCACCTCGCCGCGCAGGATCCGGATGGCATCGCCTCGCATCTCGAAGCATGGGCCGGAGAGGTTGGTGCCTGCCGTGGTGATGATCGACAGCAGGGGCTGCTCGCGCGCGCCCATGCCGGTTTCCATGGCGTCGACCATGTGGTCATCGTCATGTTCGTGGTACTCGTCCACCAGCGCCGCGTGCGGGCTCGAGCCATCGCCGGGCTTGCCGATCATCGTCTCGAACTTGGACATGTCCTCCATGACGAACAGCGGCCCCGGGTTCTTCGGGTTGCCCGCCTGTTCGATACCGAAGCGGGCGCGCAGGGCCGGCAGTTTCTGGACCATCTGCCAAGCCGGGCGGAACACCTCGTACGCCTGTTTCTCGCTGGTAGCGCCCGAATAGACCTCCGCGCCCGCCTCGCCGTCAGCGCAGAACAGGTACAGGCCACGGGCAGCCAGTCGCAACGACTTGCCGTTCTTGCGCGGGATCTCCTCGTATGCGCGGCGGAAGCGCCGGTGCCCGGTCTTCTTGTGGACCCAGCCGAACAGATTGCACTCGATGAAGTGCTGCCAGGGCTCCAGCACCAGCAGGCGCTTCTGCGCCGCCCACTTTCCTTTCGTGTGCGGCATCTTCTCCATGAACCGCACCGCGCGGTCCGCCTTCTCGGCGTCGTACTTGTAGGGCCAGTCGGCCCCCTTGCGCTTCAGGTCATCCAGGAACCGCTGGCACGCCAGACGGATGAACTCGCCGGCCGGGATCTTTCCTGACGTGACGCCCTTGGCGTATGCCTTGGCTGATTCGCTCGGCGTCATGGATCAGAACTCGTCGAATGGGTTGCCCTCCGGGGTCTTTTCGGTCCCCAGCTTCTGACGGTCAGCCGGGGTCAGGCCCAGGCGCGCCAGGCAGCCGATCAGGTGGGAGTACTTGGCCGCAACGAACTCGCCGCGGTTGGCACGGAACTCGGAAAGCAGCGACGACGCCACCTCCATGATGAAACGATCGGCGCTGGTCAGGACGCCAGGCAGGGCGCACTTCTCCAGCTCCTTCCAGACCACTGCGACCTCGGTTGGAAGGTGTGCCGGTGCCTTGCCCAATGGAGCATTGGCCTTGGGCGCTTCCTTCTTGTAGCGCTGCGGATCCTTCTTGGTCGCACCCTTCAGCTCGGCCAGTTCCCTCGGCTGTCGATGGCGAGCCATCGGACCTCCCATTTCTGAAATTCAAATTCTGCGGACGCGAGAAGAAAGGGGGGCGCGCGTATCGGGAGAGGAAGGCCCTCAACTTTGACCCTCCCCCCTCCCTTTCCGTTCAGCTTTCGGTGGATAACTCACTGGTCGCTCACCTCCGCGATGCTGGTGCGTGTCCCTGCCGAACCCGCCGTTTTCCCGCGCCGTCTTCGCGCTATGGCACGGCCGGCACAGTGGCTGCAGGTTGCTGTCGGCGTTGTTGGCGTCGTCCCCGTCAATGTGGTCGACCTCAGTGGCCGCCCGCACCCTGCCCTGCTCAGCACAGCACCTGCACAGGGGCTCACGGGCCAGCACCACCGCACGAATCCGGCGCCACAGCGAGCAGTTGGTGGGCAGCGCGCGGCGCGCCTGCCTCTTGCGGGCCTGGGCGCTGGTCTCCTTGTAGGGACGCCAGCCGGCAGCACGATGCTGCGGTGGCCTGGTGGGCATCAGTAGGGGTTCCCGTCCAGGTCGACGCGCGCAGGCTCGGCCCCTTCGTCCTGCACAGGTGCACCAGCCTCCTCGCCCAGCAGCTGGGCCACGGCCTGCACCAGCAGACCCACATGCATGGCCAGTTCGGCGATCTGCTTGCCCTGCTGCTCGATGATCCCGACCAGTCGGTCGATGCGACTGTCGGTGCTTCCGTCAATGCGCGAGACCAAGGCGGCAATAGCAGCAGCGCGCGCAGCCCGCTCGGCATCCAGGTCAGCCGCCAGCGATTCAATCCGTGCAGCGTTCATCAGCAATCCTCGTTGTTTGCAGCACCAGGCCACGGCGTATCCACCGGTCGACCCGGTCCCAGTCCGGCTCCATCCCCGTTGCCCGGGCGAACCACATCACTGCGGCGAGGTAGCAGCGCAGCCACCACCGCATGCGTATCGACGCGCGCAATGTCGCAGTCATCAGAACTCCTCCACTGCCCAGCCACCGCCGTCCCGCTTGGGCCTGGCCTTCACCGCAATGAAGCGGAACGGGTACATGGCCGCTGCGATCTTGATCTTGGCCCGTGCATCGTCCTGCCAGTGCCCCTTGACCTCGTGGCACTCCATGACGCCGTCGGCAACCATGACCGCAAAGTCCGGGGTGTAGAACGTGTTGTCTGCCAGCCGCAGCTTCATGCCCTCGAACCGGTGCCATTGGACCTCGCCCGCAGCCTGCAGCGCGCGCAGCCGCTCGGCATACGCAGCCTCGGTCTTGTTCATCTCGCCGGTCTTCAGCCGGCCGAGTGCGAGCATGCGGCGTTCCGCCTTGCCTCGGGGCGCCGTCACAGGCACCCCATGCTGATCCTCAGCACGCCTCGCTCGTCATAGACGTCGAAGCGGCCGTCCCGGAACTCAGTCCGCCCGCCTGCATGGCGAATGGTCGTTGCCCCGTAACCAACCTCCAGTGGCACGGCGCCGTCCGGTGCCAGCACCTTAAAGCTGTCAGCAGTCACTGGCGTAGCAGCTGCGACCGGCGCCAAGCGAGCCACGACGGCCGGAACTGCTGCAATGACGGGGACAGCACCCAGCGCGCGCAGGAACCCACGCCGGTTCATTCATCCACCTCCGGCACAGGCTTGCCCTGCACCTGGTCGATTCCGTCGAGCTGCGCCTCGTACTGCAGCAGGCAACGCTTCCGGCCGTTGCTCACCTCGAATACGGCAGACGGCGCCGCCTCCTTCATCCACTTGCAGCGCTTGCGCAGTTGGGGATCGATGGGGACGTAGGTGGCCACCGGCAGGGTGATGACGGCTGCCGGCGGCGGGTTCGGCTTGGTAGGTGCTGCCTGGCACGCGGCCAAGAGGGCAGCGGTAGCAACCATGATGACGCGCATGTCAGTACCCCTTCAATGCCGGGCAGGCGGAATCGAGCAGCTCCAGTGCTGCCTTGCAGGTGTCGGGCCGTTGCTCATAGCGACCGCGCCAGGTGGATGCCTCTTTCTCGGATGCCTCGACCTTTCCCGCCAAGGCCCGCAGTGCCTCAGCACTCTCGTCCCGGAGGGCTTGGAGCTTCTCGGCTTCTGCCCTCAGCGCGGCGGCGACCTCGGCCAGACGCTGATCGCGGCTGTCCACGTCGGCCTGCAGTCGGGCGGCATCGGCCTGCCAGTCCGCCCGGACCTTGATCACTTGGGCACTCAGGTCGCGGATCTTCTGCTCCTTCTCCCAAGCGGTCAGCCCGGAGACCATGCAGCCGAAGGCCAGCACAGCGCACACCAGCTTGACCTTGCTGCCAGGCTTGCTCAGCCACTGCAGCGCGTCGGCAGCGGCGCCTACGATCAGCGTCCACAGCGCGCGAAAGAAGCGAATCAGTACGCTCATGGCTTATCGCCTCCGATGGCGCCGGTGGCCCGCTCCACCATGCGCACGTAGCCGGGCAACAGCCGGCGGATCAGGACGCCGGACAGGCCGGCCAGGGGAAGCTGCGGGGCGCCCGCCAGCGCTGGCCAGATGGACGCGGCAACGGCGATTACCCAGGCGGCCACGATCGCGTATGCCACGACCGCCACAGCCAGGGCCGCCCAGCGCGCGGCCGTCTGCAGGAACCGGTGACCACGCCGGCGGCTGGCGTCAGCGGCTACCCGCTCCGCGTCCTTCTCCGGCAGCAGCAGGACACCGATCAGCGCTCCCGCCATGGCAACCAGCAGCACGGACTGCGGTACGCCGAGGATCACCCGTTCGGCCTCCCGCAGCGCATCAGCCGTCGCCGGCGCCACAACGGCCGCGGTGAACGTCCCAACAATGGTTTTCAGAGTGCTCACGGGCTCAGTCACGGCGCCACCGTCCCGCCGGCCTTGCGGTACACGGCCAACAGGTCGGCAAGCTTCTGTTCGTGCTGGCCGTAGCCAGCTCCGGGCAGGCTCGCCCAGATGTTGCTGACCGCCTTGATGGCCTCGGGAATCCTGCCCGCCTGGATCAGCGGCAGCGCGCGACGCTCCCTGATCTGCTGCAGCGCGATCAGGTCCTGGCTCAGCGGCGAGAAATCCTTCAGGCCGAGCGTCTTCTTGTAGGCGTCGTAGTAGCGGCGCAGCAGCTGGTAGCGGCCGGCTGCGGTCGACTGGATCTTGAGCTTCGGCAGGTCCACCAGCACGCGCGGATGGTCGGCGTAGCCACGGAACAAACCACCACCGGCCAGCACGTCATAGCCGCGGTCGTTGGTCGGCTGCCGGCCGTTGTCCGTACCTTCGGACCAGGCCAGCATGTCGAGGAAGGCCACGACGTTCACGCCGCCAGCCTGTTGGGGAGTGATCTGCGTCATCTCGGTTCCTGCGGAGGTTCAGCCCCGCCGCGCTGAGCGGGGCATGGATACCCGGCCGAACCCAATGCCCGGCTAGGTGGTGTAGATCAGCTCGCTCCGAGCAACGCCTTGACCACCGCCCACGGTGTAGCGGATCGGCACGCTGACCCGACTGAAGCGATCGAACAGCGCGCGCATGGCGGGGTGGTCGTTAATAGTCAGGATTGCCCGGCCTTTGAGCTGGCCCATGGTTTCAGCCAGCAGCTCGTACTGCTCCATGCCGAACTCGCTTCCATAGCCCGTGGTCTCCCAATACGGAGGGTCGAGCAGGAACAACGTTTCGGGCCGGTCGTACTTCTCGATGCAGCGCTGCCAGGTCAATTGCTCGATCACGACGCCCTGCAGTCGGAGGTGGGCATCACTCAGATCCTGTTCCAGCCGGAGCAGGTTGATGCGTTTTGCCGCCGTCGGGCCAACGCCCAGCGACTGCCCGTCCACCTTTCCACCGAAGCTCAGCTTCTGCAGGTAGTAGAACCGCGCGGCGCGCTGGATATCAGTCAGCGTTTCGACGTGCTGCAGCTGAGCCCACCGGTACATTTCCCGGCTGGTCAGTGACCAACGGAAGTGCCGAACGAACTCGTCCAGGTGGTTGGCGACCACGCGGTACAGCCGGACCAGCTCGCCGTGCGTGTCATTCAGGACTTCTATCTTGGCCGGTGCACGCTCAAACAGCATGGCAGCGCTGCCGGCGAAGGCTTCGACGTAGCAGGTGTGTGGCCGCTCATCGATCAGCGGCAGCAGGTGCTTCGCCAGGCGTGTTTTGCCGCCCGGCCAGGGAAACAGTGTCTTGGTCTTCAAATCTCAGCTCATGCGACATTAGTTAAGCAAGCTTCACTCGCTCTCCGGAGAGCGGCAGGGCTTGAGCCAATGGCACGCGGCTGAAACGCGTGTGCGGCGGCGGCGCTCCGGTGCTTGCAGGCATCGGGGCGCCGCCCTGTTTGTTTACGGATGGGCGCGGTTTGCGCTGGCGTACCAGTCCTTCAACTCCGGCAATTTCCGGATTTGCGGAGCCAGACACGCGAACGGCCCGCCGATTGGCGAGCCGCGTAGATGGGACTCTCCCCACCTTGCCGAGAACTATACCGGAACGTTGGCAACGTTCAAGCATTACTTGCATTCTTCTAGGGGTACGATGGCCGCTCAACCCAAAGCGGAGAACCGCGCTTGAACACGGACGCTCAGACTTATTTGGCCCGCCTCGTCGGTCGCGACATTGCCCAGGAGCGGGCGCTCATCACACTCATCGGGAGTCCCCGTAAGAACGAACCGGCAGTGATGCAGGAACTCCTGCGCAAGAACTTCGAGATCGGCCGCGCACAGATTCCCACTCGCCTGGTTGAGGCGGGCCTGCCTGCTGACATGGCCCGCATGGTGGAGGACGGTTTCGCCAGGACCGCGACCGCGATCCTCAATGGCGTGGCCAATGGCCAGTACCACCCGGCGGCGCGCTAACACTGCACAATTTTGTGTAGTGCTTGGAAATCAGTGATTTATCGCCAGTTGTACACCGTAAGGCGTACAACTCAATGGGGTAGCAGATCGCTACCCCATTCCCTCATGCCCTCGGCGCCACGTTGTCGCTGCGTCCGGCACGCGTCGCCCTCAGCACACAGAGTGATTCCAACCCAAGCTTCTCCCATTGTGGGGATGCCTTCGCAACGTCGCGGAAGGCAGTGTCCAACGCATGCCGAAACGTGGCTCCCTCCGATCTGTAATCAAACCGGTATCCCTCCCCGACAACGTAGCGTTCAGCCCACTGGCGGCGAAGCCGGCGCACGAGCAGCTTTGCTCGCGATTCGCTACCCACCCAAGCCCATTGGGCGGCAACCAGGTTAGGGCGGCGGCGGATGCTTCCTTCGGGGTTTCGGGTGACGCTGATTCGGACGATCCCATCGCCGCCGCAGGCTGCGCAGAGGTACACCGCATCGCGAGCGGCCTGTGCCAATGTCAGATTCCTCATGCTCGCCGCGCCTCCATGAACGCCATGCCCTTGTCCAGCTCCTTTCGGTACTGCCACTTCGTGAACGCGGCCCCGAGCTTCTTGGCGACGGCTGCGGCCCGCTGCGCCTGGCTACCCCGCCCTGTGAATTCCTCCAGCACCACCAGCGCGCGCACCATGTTCTGCCGGTAGAGGTCGGACAGCGCGCGGTCGATCCATCGATACTCGTCTGGCGAACCAACCATCACGGCGGCGGTGGCTGATCGGGAGACCAAGGTGCGGGTCTCAGTGCATGGGATCGGATCAACCGCCCAAGGCGCGACGGGGAGCACTGCCCCGTTGCGATTCACCCGGCCGGCGCCGGCCCCCAGCAGCATGCGCCGGTCGTGTCCGTCGCGGAGCAATGGCGGGCGGTCACGCTTCGTGCCCTGGGCGAACTGCTGAGCCCGGGCCAGCGGGTGTTCGTCCCTGCTCGGCGCCTCCTCCGGGGCGAGCGGTGCGCAGAACCGATGTTCCTGGTAATGGCCCCAGTGTTTCAGCTGCTCCTTCAGCGACAGGCTCATTTCCCGCCCCCAGCACGCGCAGCGGCCAGCCTCTCCATCTGCTCCAACTTCGCCGCCTGTTGCCGCGCCAGCGATGCCGACGTGCGGTATGCCTCAGCGGTCGTAGACCGCTGTCCCCGATCCCGCCACAGCAGGCGGTCGAGCCGGTCCGCCTGCTGGTCGAGCGTATCGGCGAAGTGCCTGAGCGCTTGGGAGCCAGTTGGGACGAAGCTCATCGGATACCCCCCGCGTAAGTCTTGCGGCCTGGGCCATAGCTCGTCCGGCGCCGCGGTTGGTCGTCGTTCGCGGCCTCTGGCTTGCGCGGGAGCGGGCCGTCCCAGTTGTCGATACGCATCTGATCGAAACGATTCTGCAGGCTGATCCGTTCGCCAGCGCGGATGTTTCGGCCCTTCGCGAAGTGCATCTCCACGACGCCCTGCAGGTGGGTCTGCTGCTCGGGGGTGTCGTAGTAGTCCTCGCGGTGCAGGAGCACCACAACGTCCGCCTTCTGCTCCAACTCCCCTGATTCGCGGAGATCGGAGAGGGTGGGACGCCGGTCGGTTCGGCCGGTGACGCTCCGATTCAGCTGTGCCAGTGCTACGAGCGGGATCTTCCATTCCTTGGCGAGATCTTTGCCCTTTTGCAGGATTCGCCCGTACTCGAAGCGGGCCATGCGCGGGTCCACGTCGAAGTCGTGGATGTGGTCGATCACCAACAACTGCAGCGGCTTGCGTTGATGCATGCGCCTTGCGCGCGCCTCGAACTGGCGAACGTTCAAGGAGGCGGTGTCATCGATGTACAGGGGTGCAGCCTTAAGGTCTCGAATTGTGGGTGTCATGCGGCTTTGGTAGATCTCGCTGTCCTCGCCGGAATGCCTTGGCCTCGTGACCCACTCGTGGGGGATGTGACCAACGGAAGCGACGTTGCGGTCGTGGCAGTCATCGATGCTCATCTCGAGACTGAAGAGCCCGACTGTGAGGCCCTTTAGGGCACTGAACACAGCGACGTTCAAGGCAGCAATGCTCTTGCCCATGCTGGGTCGGCCAGCGATCAGGTACGCCGTAGATGGCTGCAGCCCGTGGGTCACGCGGTTGAATTCAGCCCAAGGCGTTTCCAGGCCGGTGAGCCCGCCGCCCGAGTGGTATCGCTCTTCCCACCGCTTGTACCACCCGTACATGGTCTCCCCGGCAAGGCGAAGCCCGCCACGCTGGGCTGGCTGCAGCCCTGCAATGTCCTGCGTCAGCTCCGCCAGTAGCTCCGGGAACTCTCGCCCGTCCTGCTGCCGAGCGGATTCCACCGCCTTGCGACCAACGTCAGCCAACCGGCGCCGACCGGCGTACTGCATGACGATCTCCGCGTACGCGACCACGTTGGCAGCCGAGGGCGTCGTGCTGGCCAGCTCCGTGATGTACGTGCCGTCGCCCACCAGTTCCAGCTTTCCCCGCGATTCAAACCACTCGCCAATGGTCACCGCATCGAACGGGCGTTGCTTCTCCGCCAGCGTCCGGATCGATTCGAAGATCAGCTGGTGATCGTGCCGGTAGAAGTCCTCAGCAGACAGCGTGTCCGACACAAGCGGCCAAGCTTCTGGGGCCAGCATCAGGCCACCAAGGACAGCCTGCTCCGCCTCAACGCTGTGAGGCGGAAGATTGGGGTCAAAGCGCATCAGCCCTGCCCCCCGTTACGGTTGTTGTGGTAGGTGCCTTCGATGACCTTCAGCAGGTTCTCTTCGGACTTGATCAGCCAAGGCAGGGACACCTGGAAGCTGTTCACCTTGCCCATGAGGTAGTCGCTGCCTCGCATCCACTCGAACAGACCGCGCCACCATTCCACCGACTGCCTCGATGTGTCGGCTTTCCAGCGCGCGCGCAGGTGCCTCTGCCGGCTGTCACTCCACCCCTGGACGACAGGACAGTTCGGCAGCTCCCGGTGGTAGGCGGCGATGATCTCCTCGTGGGGGCAGCCGGTGCACGCTTTGCCACCAAGCAGATCGTCCTGCTCAGCCGCCTCATCACCAGCCCCATCGTCACCGGCAGGTGACCCATGGGTTTCTTCTTGATGGTTATATGACGGATTGGGTGCACGGCGTGCACCCCGTTCGGTCGTGGCGTGCACCCCGTCGGTGTCGTGGCGTGCACCCCGTTCCCCCTCACGGGGTGCATGTGGTGCACCCCGTGACATGACGAGGTCATAGCAAACGGGACGGCGATCGGCAGCCGGGATGTGGGCAGCCACGATCATCTGATTGCCCTTCTTGATGATGCCCGCCTCCAGCAGTTGGGCGAGCCGGACACGCACCGTGCGGACCGCCAAGCCGGTGTCCTGCGCGAGCGTGGATGCCGACGGGAACGCGTTCTTGCCGTCCTTGTCCGCATAGTTGGCAAGGCAGAGCAACACGTGCCGGGAGATCGAGTCGGTCACGTCCTGCTGGTCCAGCGCCCATGTCATTGCCTGAACGCTCACGCCGATGCCCCCGAGACTTCCGGGAATGCGGCAATCATCAACGTGGCGAAGGCGCCCAAGTGCTCTGCGGTGATCCAGCGCTTGCTGGACATTTGCTGGATCCACTCCAGCGCCTGCTGCGGGCCGGAACAGTAGAAGTCGTAGGTAGGTTCGTCGCCCGGGCGGGTCCGGTCGTAGATCTCCACCGCGATTCGGCCGTCGGGAAGGCGCTCCTGCAGCTTGACCAAGGGCCTGGCATGGCGCTCCTGGATGCGAGTAAGCGCTTCCTGCATGACTTCGCCATAGGGACGCGGTCCCTGGCCATGCAGGTTTGCATCGGATTCGTGGTGTGGCATAGTGGCCTCGCTCTGAACGAAGCCTCCGCAACTGTCTGCCCGACAGCGGGGGCTTCGTCGTATCTGGACGTTGGGTTTCCCACCGAGCGCGTCACGCTCGTAGCGCCAGACACCCGCATGGCCACTTCCACATGCAGGGTGGTCGCCGTCCTTGCCCCATCGCACCCGATCCTTCGGATGAGTTCACACATGCGCCGCTCCTACAGCGCGGAATTGCCGGCTGTCAGGTGGCCGTGCTGGCCTGATTGCTATTGGAATCGGGGTCGGCACCATGGCCGACTGCCTCGAATTCCTCTGGGAAGCGAAGCCGCAGGTACTTCCACCAGGGGAGTGGAATGCCTTGGGTCTTCCATTGGCTGACCGCCGAATGAGTGACCTCGCATTCACGGGCAACGGCGGAGGTCCCGCCGATCGCCTCGATAAGGACCGCGTCCCGGTGGTCAAAGCCGCGCCGGTAAGACTTCTTTCGAGTGCCGGTGTTGATGTTCATGCCCAGAATGTTAGGATAATAATCAGCGGAGTGCAATATGCTGACCGCAATTCCCGTCACTTTCCAAACATCATGAGCCAAATGGACTTCGCACAAAGGGTCACGATGGCCCGCCACCGGGTCGGAATGACCATGGCCCAAGCCGCTGAACTCATCGGCTGCTCCCGCCCGCTTCTCGCGCAGTGGGAGTCGGGACGCTCAAAGTCACTCGGCGGCAAGTACCTCCTCGGGGCAGCGCGCGCCTACAAGGTAAACCCGGAGTGGCTCGCCGAGCTGACCGATGAAGACGGATACCCCTGGGACCCTTCCGGGCGTCAAATCTCTAAAGTCTCTGAGACTGAGACACCGCCGGGATACCTTCGCTTCGATCTGTATGAAGGAGCGGCAGGAATGGGACCAGGAGTCATCAATCAGGACTATCCGGAAGTAGTTCGGACGTTGGAGGTGGCGGAATGGGAGGTCAGGCGCAAGCTCGGCTTTCTCCCCCGTCCCGGCCGTATTCAGATCATCACCGGCCGTGGTCCTTCAATGCGCCCGAAGATCGAGGACGGGGACGTCGTCTGGATCGATACCGCGTGCGACTACTTCGACGGGGACGACTACTACCTGATCAACATCGAGGGTGAAACATCCATCAAGATGCTTCAGCGCCGTTCCGATGGGATCTATGTGGTCTCGGTCAATCCAGAGTTCCCCGCCTGGCGCCCCGATCCGGAAAGCCTGCAGGTCAAGGGACGGGCGTTGGTGCACGCCGGTTTCCGGCGGTTCTAAGCGAACCTTACGACCCACGATACGGACCCCGCCCAGCGCGGGGTTTTTGCTGGGCACAGCCAGAATATAAACGAAAGCTGAACACTTGTTAGGAAAGTACCAACCGTGGTTGTTAGCGTATTGACGCGATGGTGTTTGTATTCTAACTTTTCCCCATCAGGCCGGACTCACCGGCCGAGTGGGAGCCACAGATGGAAACAGCAAAGCAATCCTGGCGCAGCAGCTACCGAGACGCGCGCAAGCTGGCGCGCTTCATCGAGACCTTCCACGGTCAACTGAGCACGCTGCCGGTCGGCGAGCGAACCTTCCCGCAGTGCAAAGGGTTTCAGTTCTCGCGGCTGTCTGGCGACAACCTTCGTTGGGTCGGTGAGGGCTTGTTCGCCCCCTCCGCCAAGTGCCATCGCTCGCGCCTCGCATGCCTCCGCCATCAGCGCCCGAGGCTTCCGGCATGAAACCCAACTGCCGTCGCAATCGAGCCAGTTACGACCACGAGTCACGGCCGCGGGCATCTACGCTGGTTCGAGTCGGGTGGGTGCTAGTCGCCTGCATCGCAGCCGCAGTCGTGCCACTCCGCATCGCCGAAATCGTGGCTGCAAACCAGCCTGGGGCAATTTTTTGCCTCGCTGCGCCGAGTGACGCATCTGCCCCGACTTTTACAGTTTCTCACGACAACCTGAACAAAGGAAACCTGAAAGATGAGTAGGGATTTGCCTACCCCTGTTGGAAAACCAATCGTCATGAGGGTCAAGGCGGGAACCACCGTCTTCATCGGAAATGGCGTCCAAGTACAGCTGCGCGGCGCCCACAGAAACCGAGCCGAGATCCACATCTACGCCCCATCGAACATGGACGTAGACCGGGCAGTGACCTTCGAGCCCGATTGGAACATCAAAAACAGTGACGGCCCGAGCGCGGGAACGCTCGAGCCGTCTGCCACGCCGCACCCGTAATCGACGAGATCAAGGAAGCCCACATGGCGAACAACAGTGTACCCCCGGCAGTGCCGGCCGCAGCCCCCCGCCTCGCAGATAGCGAGCACTACCTGACCTCAATGTGGAGGGATAACCCCCTCTCGGACTTCCTGACCAATCGGCTGGTCCGCGTTGACCGGAATACCAAAGCCACCGTAGCGATCATGGAAGTGCTCCGCCGTGACTTCACGGCCAGCCAGGACGTGCGCGATATCGGCTCTGATGAAGAACCGGTCCTGCACGACAAACTGAACGAGCACACGATTGATGGCCTGATGCTTGCGGTCGAAAGCCTGTTGAGCGACTCCGAGAGCCTGCTCGATTACATCCGCGAGAACCAGGACAACGTCTGCCGCCATTCGCTGAAGAAGGAGGCCGCTCGTGTCTGAGATGACCGTCACCAAGGAAGAGGCGTTCAGCCTGATCCCAGTGCAGGAGAATGCCCCGCTGTTCAAGGTCTGCGCCGGGATCGATACCGCTCACTCCGAGCTGAAGGCCAGCATCTACTTCGACTACGTCCAGAGGCAACTGAGCAACCTGGACAGCGACAGGGTCACCGACGATGACATGTTCGTTCTCGCTGACCTCCTCGAAATGTGCAAAGCACTCCGTTACGCGGGAGGTGCCCGGTGAGCGGCGGGGTAGAAGCGCCCAAGACTGCTGAGATGGCGATTCCAAACTCGCCGCTCGTAGTGGCCGCTGGCTGCGATCTTGACCTGGCATTGAGCAAGGCAAGGCTGCTCACCGACCACGTGCAGGAGCTGCTCTGGCAGGGCATGCGGCAAGCCGATGGGAAGGACGTTTCCTTCGGCTACGACACCGTCGTGACGATGGATTTCCTACTCGACATTGTGACCGGCCTGTATCGGGCCGCTGGAGCGGAAGCATGAGCATGTTCGAAGACCTGCTGGACATGGCCCACGTGGAGCAGGAGCCAGACTACCTAGTCGACGCGAAAGGCATGCGCTGCGTTCGCCGCGCCATCACGTTTGGCCTCCACGCACTGGTGCAGGTCCAGAAGGCCAAGGAGGCGGAGAGCGCCTCTGATGGGAGCGGCCAACCTTGGCCGGATGATCTGCGACTCGCCATGCCGGGCGAATCGTTTGCTTCAAGCGTTCAAGAACTGGTCGATGCGCTGCTCTGGATGGAGTACGCCAGCCACGTGAGGGAGGTGCGCCATGACGCTGCAGCTGATCACTGAACTGCGGTCCGCCGCCGCCACCCTTCGCCGGCCTGGTGGCACGACCACCGACCGGATCAGCGCCGAGTTGCTCGAACGGGCGGCGCAGGCCCTAGCGGTGCTGCAGCGCGCGCCGCTGCCGGCTACTACCGTCACGGACTTGCTGCCGGATATGCGGGACGACTGGACACCGGAGATTTACGGGACCTGGGCAATCCGTGCGGCAGAGCGCGCACACGGCATCGGCACCAACGTCCCGAACCCACCGCCGCCCAGTTGGGCAGAGGCGCCGGACGGCTACAACTACCGGGCAATGGACAGTGATGGCCGCTGGTGCTGGTTCAAGCGCCGGCCCTATACGGAGACCTTCGGCAGCTATGACGGCTGGGATTGCGATGAAGGCATCCGTGAGGCACGCGGGCTGACCTTCTACCCGGGCTGGGCTGAAACGCTGGAAGAACGCCCGGAGGTGGGCAGATGATCTCGATCATCACCCCGAAACAGCCGAAAGCTGACCGCGGCTGGGTAGAGCTGCCGCCGCCGCCCATGTGGGTAACTCTTGGATATGCCGGGCGCCGATTCCGCCACCCAGCCAGGGGGCTGAACGTCATTTCCGCTGTCGAAGTGGCCACCGATCCGGGCGAGCCCGACAAAGGGCCGGAGTATCACATCAGTATCAGCCGTGACGGGAAGCGCTGCAGTTCCAGTGATGCAAAGCAGGTGCTTGCCGACTTCGAAATCGATGGCGCCGAGGAAGACAACCACGTCCCGAACGGAGTGGTCCGCAACTTCTGGCGACCTGTTGCCGAACACCTGATTGGGCTCGAGTGTCCGTGCAAAGCCAGCGAGCCACTGATGGCTGAGGACAAGGGCGACTTCGTTTGGCGCGGTACGCCGGGAGGTGATCGATGAAGCCCAACCTGACGCGGGCGCAGACCAACCACCTACGCAGACTCCTGGCATGGGTTCGCGGCGAAGTCGGCCAGACGCCGCAGGAGATGGTCGAAACGCTCAGAGGTCTCGGGCCTATGCCTGAGCCCAGCGCCGAGGCAAAGGCGCGCCTCGTGGACAGCTATAAGCGGGCCGAAGCGGTGCCTAAGTACGTGCGGGCCGCAGTCAAGGCGTTGGAGAAGCTGCTGGTCAAGCAGGAGGGCGCCATCGTGGACGTTGAAGCCGGCCCCGGCTTCGATGCCGGGCTCGAAGTCGTCGGCGCGCGCCACGTCCTGCAGCCGGCCCTGCTCGGCTCACAAACGGCTGCAGCGCCGCCGCCTGTCCTCTCGTCTCCGCAGCCGTGGATGGACCAAGTGCCGACGGAACCGGGCTGGTACAGATTCACCTGCGAGGAAATTGACGGCGCGATCGAGCGCGTCCTGGTGGTGGCCGAACGCCTCACTGGTCAGCTGCTCGCGGTGGACACCGAGATGGGAACGATGGCCCTACAGCATTACCACGACGGCCTGACCAATCCGCGCTGGAAGAAGGTGGAGGGCCTGACCAATGGCATGGATTGACCGCCTTGTCTGGCGCATCACCGCGCGCAACTGGCTCAGCTGGCCGACGGAACGACGCCACCGGCTGACTGGCCGCTACCAGCACATCCGCTACAACGAGAACGGCCGTTGGAAGGACGGCCGGCTACCGAAGGAAGGAGGCCCGCATGGCCGCTGATACGATCGACCCCATCCTCAAAATGCCCGCGGTGGTGAAGATCACTGCTCTGTCAGAATCCTCGATCCGCCGCGGCATGCGCAATGGCACATTCCCCGCCTGCAAGCGGCTCGGGCCGCGTGCCATCGGCTGGCCAGAATCGGTGATCAGGGCTTGGGTTGCCGGGACTGGCGCTGCTTCTGCTTCGCCAAGTGATCAGCCCACCGGCCCATCATCGTGATCCGATCGGCCAGAAACTCGGCGTGGTTGTAGGCCGCGCCGGTCTTGTTCGTCTTGGCGTGCGCCAACTGCATGTCCACTACGGCCGACGGGTAGCCGGCCTCATGAAGCCAGGTCGACGCGGTCGCGCGGAAGTCGTGGCCAGAGATCTCATCCATACCGAGGTACTTCAGGCCCATGTTCACCGCCTCGCGTGACATGGGCTTCTTCGGATCCCGCTGATTGGGGAACAGGTAGGTGCCTGCGCCGGTGATCCCCTGCAGTTCACGGAGGAGCGCGACAGCGCGCGGGGCCAGCGGCACCCAGTGCTTGCGGCGCTTCTTCATCTCGCCTGCATCGATCTTCAGCAGCGGCGGCTCAGCTTCCCAGTCAATGTTCACCCACTTGGCGGTCCGCAGCTCCTTGGTGCGGACGAAGGTGAGCGCCAGTAGCTCAATCGCAATGGCCGTCTCACGGTTCCCGGGGTACGTCTCCAAGCCAGCGAGCAGCTTGCCCATTGTTGCGGCGGAGTGCGCCACAGCGTGTGTCACGGGCGGCTTCTTGATCGCGCGGCGCACGGGGTGTGTCGGGTCCGCGTCGGCGCGCAGGTTGACGATCGCATGCTCGAACACGGAGGACAGTGTCTGCCGGGTAACGATGGCCACGTGGGGACCGGTCTTCTCGGCCTTGCGCAGCAGCTTCAACACATCAGCGGGCGTCACCTCACGGATCGGCCACTTGCCAATGTCCGGCAGGATCCGCTGGTCCAGGTAGCGCCTTGCCCGGTCTCTGTGCGAGGCCGACCAACCCTTCTCCGCGCTCGAATACCATTCCTCGGCGTTCTCAGCGACCGTGTTGAGCGCGTTCTCTTCGCTGCGGGCCTTGGCGATCTTCCGTTGCAGCACTGGATCCTGCCCAAGCTTCACCTGCGACTTGGCCTGGCGCATCGCAGCGCGCGCGTCCGCCAAGCTCACGTCCTGCAGGCTGCCGATGGCCAGCAGCCGCTGCTTGGAATCGAGCCGATAGGCGTACCGCCACAGCTTCGAGCCGTTGGGCCGGATCTCGAGGAACAGCCCACCACCATCGCTCAGTCGATAGGGCTTCTCTGCCGGCTTTGCGCCGCGAATCTTGAAGTCTGTAAGAGCCAT